GTTTTTAGTTTATAGTTTTGTATGTTTGCAGTTCTTCTTGTTTAATTTGTTTCCTAAAGGGGGTTAAGATATACGCATTTCTTAGCCCTCTTTTTTATTAAGTGGTTAGTCTGAAGTTCCGACATACCACTACTGCACAAAATACTTTCCTGCGTTTGGATTGTCTAGGTGGTAGATAACATTGTAACGGATACCATCAATTGCATGATTCCAATTATCTACGTAAAGTTTAGAACCTTTATCTGCGTATACATAGTTGTTCAACTCCTTAGCTATGTTTGTGCTTTCAGGAGTTATGATAATCTCATAGTCTTGCATACGAGTAATACCACTTTCAATCGTACCCTTCTTAACTGCTTTGATGTTTACTCCTTGATGTCTTAGGTCTTCAATAAGTCTTGGCTCTGCTGAGTCTGCTATGATTAAAGTCTTCCCTACTTTATCTAATACTATCTTTGCTAGTTCGTGGCTCTTTAGTCCGTTACGATAGATATGTTCTTTAAGGTAAATCTTCTTACGCTTCTTATCAATAGCTACTTCAGTAAGTGAATCAGGGTCTACACTAAAACCAAAATCCATTCCACAAGATGTTTGAAGTCCGTTGGGATTAAATTCTCCTATACTCCAATTCTCAAAGACTACTCCTTCTGCTTTAGACAACCAACCTCCTAAGATTTTATGTTGATACTTTTTAAAGTTATTATGCTTTATACCTTTAATTCGGTCTAGGAAGCTCTTAGAGAGATTATCTTTATTATCTAGGTAAGTGCTATGGATATAACATACATTGTCTTTAACACCATTAAAACCACCTTCCACCCCTTTGTCTTCAAAGAACCTTTTATATATCCAATGCTCTTTAGTTGTCGGGTTCAGTATTAGTATGATTCTATTATGTATATCCTTTTCCCTAATACTCAAGTCAATAGTATCAAAGATGTTTTCATCTACAAGTTCTTCAGCTTCATCTAACACCCAAGTGCTTATACCCTGTAATGACTTTAGACTAGCTGTTTGATTACCTGCTGAAGTCCTGATACCTCTAAATAATATATCTGAATTGTTTTTTACATTAAGAACTTCCTGCTTGTTAATGCTAAACGCTTCATCAAATCCAAGTAGCCCTATCTTTTCTAGGAACTCAGGAATGATTGACAAGTGAGCTGAGGTCATTGTATAACGTGTGAATAGAATCCTGATCCCTTTTGTCATAGTAAGTAGGGTAAGGAAGACTGTTACAGCAAAGGACTTTCCTGAACCCCTACCTCCTGTTATTATAAAGTATCTAGATTCTGAATCAAATAAAGGATTATATTTATTACTTAGTATCAGTGTCTACAAATGTTATGATTGGCATATTGATAACTTTATCTCCTGATGTTATATCTAACTCAGACTTCTCTATGTACCCTCTACGCTTTCCTTTTGTTTTTAAGAAGAAGATAGTCGCTGAAGTGCTTCCATCTCCAATTTGCTTATGCAATTGGCTTTCCCCAAAGTCTAGGGCAATGTTCTCAATATCTTTAACAGCTGTTGCAAAGTCTTCATCTTCATTTAACCATTTGTAATATGTTGAACGTGGAACATCTGCTGATTTACAGGCTACTGTTACCACCCCAAGACTTCCTTCTAAAGCTTTTAATATGCTTTCCTTTTTTATGTGTCTACTTTCGTCCATTCTATATTCCTTTAAATGCTTTCAATGGATAGAAGATTAAGCTGTTTCTATACCCACCTTCTGCTATTGGTTTAATTGGGGTTACCCCATGTACATTCTTCCAAGCAGGGTACACTAACATTGAGTTGTCTGCCTGTTCAAAGGTTATATTGTAGTCAGGTACATTTAAGCACCCTCCATTTGCGTTGTGCCTTTTGGTTAGGATTATATTTACTGTTCCTTGTATGTTTCCTGTGTCTCTGTGGAATGGTGCTGAGATATTAAAGTTAGATATACTACTCGTGTACATTGTTCCGAACCTCCAATCTTCTTTAACATCTTCAAATAGTTCCACTTGTCTTTCATATATATGAGGTGTTAATTGCTTAACAATTTGCTCTGCTTCTAAACAAGCACCCCACATAGCTTTTACAAACGTCTTAGCCGTTTCTATTCTATGAACTGATGATATGTTCGGGTAAGGTCTACGCATGTGGGGTTTAGGTGGTATGCTTCCTAATATTGTACTCATCTGAACAGTACCCTCTGCTTTGGCTTCTTTTCTTGTCATACCTTTCTTATATACGTTCTGCATAACATCACTTCTTTCTAATAAAGTCTTAGGCACGTTATCGCTTTTAAATTCTTTGTTTGCTACTGCTAATAAAAGATTCAGCCTTTGACTGTACTCTGTTACATCTTTAATGTAAAAACCAACTATCTCCCCATCAAGTTCTAGTAAGCAATCCTCCTTCACGTTTGGCTCATAATAAGGGCAATCTTTACCTATCTTGATGTGGTGCTCTACTTGTTGTAGTTTTAATGTTTTCATTTTGCGTTATTATTTAATCTCAATTCTAGATACTTACTTTTTCTTTTGGTGTTAATTTTTATAAGGTCAGGGTATTGGCTACAAAGGTATAGTGCTGACTTGTTCTGTTCTTCCTCTGTCCTGCTATCAACCATACCACCTGCTCCTGAATAGTAAGTTGTTTTAGTTGCAACCATATTTAATCTAACTACTTTTTTAAATTTAAGGAAGTACTTTATAGTCCTTTCATAATCTTCCTTCTCCTCTAACTTTAGATACAATGATTTGTCTTTGTCTATTATAATGCCAAAACAAGAGCCTACACATAACTTTAAATTAGTTGATATTTTATCATTCATAAAGAAGTGGTTATCAACTGCACCAACCCCAAATATTTTTGTCTTATTTTTAAAGCACTCGTTGAACCCTATGTTTATTAATGAATCTAACTTACTTAAAACAACCGTATTGTTTCCTCTTTTTATTTTCAAACTATCTATATCATCATCTAACTGCATAACGCACTGCCCTTCTTCATAATAATCTTGAATGAAGTTTCTTTGTTTATGAAGTAATACAACCCCTATAATCACGTTCAACCCAAGTTCTTCTAAATGTTTGTAATCTTTGTATTCTTTTTCGTTTGCTACAAAAATATCTATTACGCTAGGCTTAATGCCACACACATCTAACAAGTAGTTTAGTGTTTTTTTCTTTATTGTTTCGCTGCGTTTGTATGATGGTATGGCTACCCTATATTTCATTTCTAAATGCGTTTAAAACAATTAACCCTACGTCTTTCAATTCCTTTCTTGCTTTAGCTATAAGTTCATTTGCTTCTCCATAATGCTCAGGCTCAAACTCAATTTGTATTGCCCTCTTTACCCCTGCTTCTTTATCCCCTAACGTGCTACCCAAGTCTAAGTCATCTAATATAGAATAGTCTACTGCTTCTTCAGGTTGCCAAACATCCATTCCCCATTCTCCTAACTTGGTGTTATCCCATTCGTTCCCCAACATACTCCAATCCCACTCACCGAACCCTACATTATCTTTTACTATAAACTCTTGTTTCTGTTCTTCTGTTAACCCTTTAGCTATCTTTACAGGAACTTCCTTCAACCCTGCTGCGACACAAGCTTTGTAACGCATATTCCCACCTAAGATAACATTATCCTCATCTAATATGATAGGTCTTAGCTCTAGCATTTCAGGGAAGTCCTTTATGCTTTGTACTAGCTTTTTAAATTTAGCTTCCTTGATTATTCTAGGATTGCTTTCGTTAGGCTTTAATTCGTTGATTTTTAGTTTCATAGTGTAATGTATTGTATATAATAGAATTTTGTTGTTTTTATTTTTTGAGCTTATCAAGTTCAAACTCTAAGTGTGCTATTGCTTTTGTAATACACTCAATAGGGCTATCGTGTTTCTTTTCAGCTCTCAGTAAGTAAGTGACTGCTGTTCCTACATTGTAGCTAAGTTCAAATCCGTCCACAACCTTCCTTGCTTCATAACCATTTATTCCTATGTAGTAAGCAGGTATTCTATTGTCTTGTAGTCCTAACTCCCCTTTAGTTAGTAACATCTTAGGATTTACTTTATCTTTCATTGTTTTGTATGTCATTAGTTAAGTCTTTCTCAGTTAGTGGTTCTAACTTTTCCATATTCCAAAGAAACTTCTCTTTCTTTCTTCTCTTTGACCCTGCTTCTATTATAGCCATAAGACTAATTATGAAAAAGAAAATTGAAGTTATAATTCCGAGTATTGTAAATATTATCATTTGCTTAGTAGTTTTAGTAATTGACTTGAAGTGTATATTCTATCCTCTCCATCATAGTTTTCATATATCATAGTAAAGTTATCGTTTTGCCAAGTCCACAAAGACCTAACATTCTTTTTGATGTTATCCCTTAGAATCCATTTAATAGTTGAGTACGTGCGTTCTTCTTCTTCCATAATCTATGCCCTTATTAGTGAGAGGGACTTTACTCTTTTGTCACAATTATTTACTATTTTTGTGACAGATTTATCGCATCAAATCGTATCACTATGTCTTTTAAGATATAATGTTATATGCAGTCCTTCTTGTTCATCTCCTGCATCTGATATTATTACCTCCATTTGTTTTGTGTTTAATGTATTGGGGAGGCGCCACACCCCCCCTCTACTATTCTAGGTTCTCAAATGCTTTATTTGTGGTCTTACCCATTAATTATTAATTAATCCTAGAATATTCTTTATATATCTT